TCGGGGACTGGCCAGAGAGACGAGCCAGAGAAGACTTGCCACGGACCAGGTTGAACATCTCATTGGTCAGCGTGGGCGGGAAAAGGATTGTGTTACCGTTCTTGGTAGAAAGAATAGAAGCCATAAAAACCTCCTTGTTATGCGTAGTATTATCAGGACTGAGGTGCGATCAGAGCCGCCAGCATCTCCTTGAGCGCCGCATCTGTCGAGTTGAGCGGCTGATTAGCTGGGGAAGATGTGAAGGGCGGAGGCGTTACGGTCGGCTTTGTCCCGCCGATAAGGCCGGCGAGAGTCTCGGCGTCCTTGGCCAGCTCCTCCTCCGTACTTCCGACAAGCCTGTCAGCCAGAGCCAGAGGGATATTCTTCTCGGTTGCGACCTTGTGACGAAGGAGCGTTCCTTCTGCCTTTGTTGCTCTGGCGGTCATGTCAGCCAGATTCTGCTTGGCAGTCTCGAGGGCTTTGACCTGGTCCGCCTGGAGCTTCTTCAGATCGTCCGGGGAAGTGTAACCGGCGAATTTCGCCATGACTTCCTGCTCCTTCTGAGCCAGGCGCTTCGCGATAGCTCTGTCAAAATCGTCCTGTGTTTCGATAGGTGTGAATGCCATTAGTAGATCCTCCTCTTTTACCGTGAGTAAACGTCATTTTGGGTATTAAAAAAGCACCCAGTGGGATGCCTTAATAATCAACAGACTGCGCATATCCGTCATCACTGGTCGATGCCAGGTAATGAGCAAGAATAGCGCTGTCCATGATGGTTATATCATATAGGTCAGACAGACTCTTATATCCGAATCCGCCGGAGTTGCCAATGGGGCGCTTTTCGCAATTTCCGACCGAAGTCCGGAGCGATTCCTGCCCCATGTGACAGATACTTTGAGCGGTGATGGCCTGCTCCCATAGGGCGTTGGCACTGACCACCTCTGCTACCTTGGGTAGTTTTGGCGGATAAAATCCAAAACGCTGCATGTCGTCAGCGAGGATCCTCTGCCCGCTCGCTCCGTCAACTATCACATCGACAACTTTGGGGTTGCGGATAAAATCCAGAATCCACCCATTGCCATCTCTGGCGGGTTTGCACCCGAGACATTCCACAAAGACTTTTCCGTCCGGGGTCTTTCCGGCGATGGATGCGGCCACATTCGGCCCCATGCCGTATTTGATGCCGATGTAGTAGGCGTCGAGCGGAGGAACCGCCCTGACCCGCATCTGGTCCCATTCAGCCTGCGAGATGGCCGATTTGCGACTGTAGGAGAGCCACAATCCGAGGCGCTGGATGTTGAAATCCACAACGCTATTGGACAGTTCCGCCCGGACGTTTCGCTCTGACAGGATGGTTCCCAGCGAGGGGTTGTATTCGTACCAGAGGTCAACATTTGCGACGTCCTCAGTCTGGTCTTCGATGGCCCATTCCGCCCAGCCAACCTCGTCTGCCGCCTTGCCCTCTCGGACATCGGCTCGAAGCCTGGGGAAAACATCTCCACCAGACACCGCAGTCGGAGGAGTTCCGACCATGATGATTTGCGGATTCTTCGAGGCAGAAACCGTGTAGGAAAGACTGCTCTCCTGCTTAGATGTGTATTCCTGCGCCTCATCGATGACCAGAAGGTCGAAACCTTCGCCAAGTCCGCCGTTGTTCGTCCGGGTGCGGAAATCGATAACTCCACCACCAACTACCTCGATATGCTCGAGGCCGTATTGCTTCGATGCGTAAAAGGATTTTTCCGGCATGTCCTTCTTCTTCTTTGAGAACTCTTCGTATCCGCTTTTCTGCAGGAGCCGGTATAATCGATTAAACGCATCATGTGAGGTGGTGGTGCGATGAGCCGTGTGGCAGATTTTCTCGCTGTTAAGCAGGCCGTCCATCTCCCGGGCGGCAAGAACCTCGCCTTTGCCATTTCGCCTGGAGAGGGAAATGCCGTATTTCATGTACTGCCACAATCCGTCGGGATTTGTGGCCATGATGGCTTTGACCTGCCCCGCCTGCCATTCTACAAGGGTCTGGCCTGATTTATGATATATGTCGATTGCTCGGTCGCCCAGGGTGGCCGTATAACTCACATTGGTAAAAGTGGGGGTCTGTCTTCCGACCCTTGCCATCCTTTTACCTCCTGGGTGCCTGCGCCGCCCGCCTGGCGGCTAATTCTTCCGGGGTGCTATATGTCTTTTTCTTTGTCCAGACATCCTGCGACATCCTCTTCCTCTCGGAATGATATGTCACATCACACCGGCAGTTTTCATGCCGCCGGTATATATCCGGGGGTTCCCGACCATATGTGTATACACCGGCCATGTCGGCGCACCATTTGCAGGCCGTCGACCGTACTGTCCGGGTAATGGTGGTTTTCAGCCCCATCTCACTCCGGGCCTTGGCATTCTCTCGCATGTAGTCGTCTGAAAACGCCTCTGAGTTATTGATCACAGGCTCGCCGAACCACTTGATAGCCTCGTCAATTTTGAGGTCAGCCGCTTTTGCCGCGAGACCTGCGACCCGCTCCGCCGGATATTCCGGCATGACCGAACCAATCCCGAGGCCGTCCGCCTCGTCGACGATGCTCTGGATCTGTCTGGCGATCTCGCTCACCAGCGCGTGATTCCGTCTCAGCCCGTCATCGAGCAGTCTGGTCGCGATATTGTAATACATCGTATCGTTCGGCAGAACGCCGGCCTTGAGGACGCTTCCGTAGGACTTCGCCAGAGCTTTGCCGACCTCCTCGGAGTAGCGATGAATATCGGCCATGCTCGCTGTGCCTTTTTCGATGCGGCCTGCGATCGCCTGCAAAGTTGGGTTCATTCCGGCAAAGCTGTTGAAATTCGCCTGCACATCTGCGACCAGAGCCGGAACAATATCTACAGCCATGCCGTTACCTCCTCATTAGATTCCAGTCAGTCGGAAGACCTTCTCTTCCGTGATGTAGCCGGGAACGTATTCCGACAGCTTACTTAGTCCGTCTCCGACCGCTCCAAGCGTTGACATATCGGCGGCAAATGGCGGATACCACACTGCTTCCGTCTGCCAGAGCTGGGACCGCTCGTAGGGGAAGCCGTCCCGGACGCAGGCCGCCACATAGCCCGCGTTGAGCAGGCCGACTGTAAAACACTGCTGTGCTTTCTCGACCTTGAGCCGGAGGTTTTCATGCGTGGCCTTGATTGCCTCCGCACTGCTCGGGTTATCCGAAGGGAATCCGAGATCATCCATAGTCAGGCCGGTTTCGCCGCTGAAAAGCGAGGCAAACATGCGGAGCTGATTGACGTGCGGCTCCATGGACTGCTGCTGGAACTGCCCGACCTGCACATGGTTCGTCCCGTCTCGGTTGAGGCTGAATTTCATCATGGCTGACATGGCAGCGGTCCACTTATCCAGCTTCTTCATATCCCGGTCCGTGCCGGTCACCCATTTCTGCGGGAAGGAATAGAATTCCGCGCTGATTTCAGAGCGCTTAATGGTACGGAGGGCGGAGCCGGTCAAGCTGATGCAGGCCCGAGTGATAGCCGAATGACCAAAGGGGCGTTTGCTATCCGGTCTGTAGATGATCGGGACCAGACACGGAACCGGGGCCTTGTTGGGGACTGTAATTGTCAGCCGTCCACCTTCATAGATGGCCGTGTACTCAGGTGTAAAATATGCCTCCCTGGTCGGCAGATTAAGGTAGTCTCGCTCCAGAACAGCATACCCTTCCGTAAGCAGCCCGGTTGTTTCGTCAATCTCGCCGGTGGCATTTCCGCCGTCAATCACCTGGAGCCGGGGGAAACCATCGCTACCCTCACGGACATAGATGAAATCACAGGAACCGATCAGAGCACCCAGGAACGCAGAGGGCATGAGCACATCCCGGTTATTAAGCGCATAAATCTGATTCAGACCATAAAGGTCGTTCACGAAGTCGCGGAAGCGGAGCCGATCGGCGATACCATCAACACCCTTTCCACACCATCCGATAACGGCAAAAAAATCCCGCAGGTCGGGCGGGGTTGAGATGCCGAAATCTCTGGCGACGTTCTTCATTTCATAAAATGCGTACCTCATATTAACCCTGGCCCGCTTCTCGGCCAGCTTATTCTTGAGGTACTGGATGCCTTTGAGTGCCATTAGTTCGTCTCCTTTAGATTTTCAGCGAGATATTTGCCCAGTACGGCGGCATGAAGGTCGGAGGGGCCGGGGAGGGGGAGGGTACCCCCTATGGCGTCAGCGCGACCACGCCTTACTGGGTCCGCCAATCCTTCGACAGCGGAAGAATTTGATTTAGATCCTTGTCGCTCTCCTTTTTTGGAGGAATGAGGTGCGTGCCTTTTTCTCGATTGCAAGCTCGATGTGCAAGCTGCAGGTTCGAGAGGTCTGAAGGGTGCCCGCCCTTGGCTATAGGAATAATGTGGTCGATTGAGGCCGAAAGCGGATGTGTGGGGGGTAGGGTTTTGTCTACCGGCTTTCCGCAGATTCCACACAGATCCTGCGTGGCGAGGATTATTTTCTTGTTGGCCTCGAACTGAGCGCGAGCCGGGCCGTCTCTGTCTGGTCTGTGCATGGCGGTGCCTGGGGTATGATGAAGCCCCACCGGCTTTGACAGTGGGGGTGGGTGTGAATTGCGGGTCATCTTCCGGGCATAACAAAGCCCCCACCGTGGTAGTCGATGGGGGCAAGCACAGAAGGAAGAACGTGACAGCATATCCGCAATTCCTGACTATAGCAT